ATCCATCAAGTGCATCACTAGCAAGTGCACTGTATGCCAGTGTTGCTGTAGTGAAGTCTGCATATGTAATACCAGTGTCTAATCCACCAGCACCACCAACGATATCTACCCAACGAGTAGTAGCGTTCTTGGTCTGACGTTGCCACTTATACTGCTTAGTACCTGACTGATCTACTGTGAATGCAGCAACGAATGTTCCAGCACCACTAGAAGAAGTAGAGTTTGCAGGTTGTGTACCAACTGTGATTGTCTCAAGGACATCAGCAGCAAGTGTATCATCAGTGAAGTCTCCAGCATTTCCAGCAGTTGCCTTAGCAGGTGCAAGATATTCTGCCTTGTGACGAGTGTCACCGTTATGAGTTTGGTATGTTTGATACTGCCACCAACCAGGACCAGTGATTCCACGTGTCTTGTTTGATGCGATGCTTTGCTCAGTAGTATCAACAAATACTAGATCGTAACTTACACTGTCACCACCCTTAACTACATAATCAGCAACTGCTTTGGGTGCAGTACGTCTGACAGCACCAGAAAGAGTACCATTGGTGCTCCCTGCGTATGCTTTATGTAATTCGATTGATGTTGTGCTGGTTACTTCTCTTACGAGATAGTTAACGCTATTCAACACTAGAATATCTCCAACGTTAACTGCGTCTGCTGCATTCTTGGTAACAGTAGCGTCATTCTGAGTGACAGCAACATTATTGCCGAAGGTAGCAGCGTCTATTGTACCAAAGACTGCCATGAGTTTCTCCTCTGAGAATTAATTTTCCTATAATTTATTTATAAGCACTAAGATTCAAGCAGTGCCTTGGCAACAGCAGCAACCAACTCATCATCGAGTTTGTTCTCTGTCTTAGCAGCTGCTTTCTTTAGCAACTTAATAACGAAATCTTTTATAACTGAATCCAGATCGTCTGGAATATTATCAACAGCCTTGTTAATGATGCTGATAGCAATGGGCATTAAAAAGTTAATCATGATCAACTAGAGTATAGTACTCTATGTATAAGCTCACTTAGGGTCAGCTATATCAATCATGTATTTTGTGTCATGCTCCTGAGTCAATTGAAGTAAACGCTGACGCATTCGCTCTTGAATCTCTTTCTTTGCTGCTGAATCATCAATCTCTTCACATGCAACGGGCTCTTCGGGCTTGACATCCCCTTGTGCTTTCTTCGCTGGCTTTTCTTTTTGCTTAGTTGTGTTGACCGCAGTGACTGCCTTCTCTTTAATATCCTGAAGGGCATTGCGTAAATTCTTTGAGTATAATTCGGACATTAGATCCTCCTTCTTTGGGTTAACCGTAACGTTACCCTTCTTTTTGGTTTTGAGATAGCTGTCCTGTGCAGACTTACCATTCTGATTAACTTCATTAATCATGGTCAGTCTCCGCTATCTTTTTAAGCTCCTCCTCGGTAAAGACACCAGAGGCACGTAGCTTATTTATAAGATCAGTGGATTCCTTTTTGACTTCACCTTTCTCATAACCTTTACCATCGCCATCATCGTCCCACCATCTCTTCACTTTCTTAGACTTCTTGGCTTCAGCAAGCATCTGCTGATGAAGTATCTCTATGTCAATACCTTCTTTAACAGCCGTCAAGCCCATATCTTCTGGTGCTTTAGCAGTCTTCTCTCCTTTTTTGCCGACAACTATGTAGCGTCCGTCAGCCTTCTTACCAGTGATAACGAAGTCACGTATGACACGACCAATGTTTCTATCTTTGTCGTGCTCACGCTTCTTCTTATCGATATGATCTCTTTCGACAGGGAAACCAGCATATCCTTCTACGATAGGCTCCCATGTATTCATAACCTCCATGACCTTCTCAAGTCCCTTCTTAAGACGTGGGGTTGGCATTCCTGTGCCTTCTTCCAACGCTAAAAGGATTCGCTGCTGCTCCACTTGAGTATACTCCATAAGAGCAGATGATACAAGCATTTCTAATGTCATTTTCTTCTTAACCTAAAAGAAAGGGTTTTTCTCTACGTGATTATTTAGTATTTCTGATTTCTACGTTGAAGTCAGAAAACTTCTTGACCCCTTGACCAGGTGTCATATCTTGAAGTGCTATTCTATAAGTATCGGTACCTGCCTTCCACGTATTACCACTGCCATCATCAGCAGAGTAGTTAGACTGGTCCTTAGTGGTATCAGCGGCTCTCTCCTGCTCAGGAGTGAGTTCTGTTACCTCTGTCACATGCTGTAACCAAGCACGTAACTCAATATTTTTATCGTCTTTCATAATGATGTAGTTAGTTCCACGGTGTACGATATGACCACGTAAACCAGTGTCGTCATGCTCTACTAGAGCACCGACCTTAAAGATCTGATCTAACATATAGTGGTCTCTGAATGCTTCAAAGTCTAGCTTAGGAGCATACTCCCACACTGTACCTTCTTTAACATTCTTCTTCTTGGATGTCTTCTTGTCTTTCTTAGGAGGTGTCATACCTGCCTTGACATCAGACATCAAAACTTTACTGTGTTTCTTACTGGTACCTTTAGGCATACCAGCATGGAATGAATCGTGATCATCACCCTGTGCATGTTTCCTCTGTGCACTAGCACTTAGGTTTTCAATAGGGTCATCTCCAGATCTAGCACCAGCAGACTTGATATTAATAGTTTTGAAATCATAATGTATTCCATTGTATTTCTGAGTGATTTTCTCGAATTCTTTGACACGATCATCTCCTACTACCATTGTTACATGCTCTTTACCCTCGTCATTTATATCACGTAGGATATCAAACACGTTACGTTGACCTTCATTGTTTTGTATTGCGTCCTTATGTCCTTTAAACATCTTACGCATGTGATCAATCTTCTGTTGAGCACCTAGGGGGTTTTTCTTATGGTCTTGTGACCTGCTTGGATAGATTCTATAATTACCTGAGTCTCCACCATGTGCCTTAACAGCATCGAGGAGCTTACCGTGACCAGCATGAGGAGGATTAAACCTCCCGAAAGTAATCGCCACATGGTTATCTGCCTCCTGAGCTTCTTTCTTCTTCTCAGCAGGAGTTTTACCCTTTGCAGTTGCTTCTTTTAGAAACTCTATAAATTTCATTAACCCCAATCCTTAGCGGCTGTAAAGTTTGCTCTGGAAAACTCCAGTCTATCAACAAGTTTCAGTGCTGCCCCATCTTTAATGGCAACAAATCCTTCTGGGTTAGTAGCCCTTAGACCACCTTCCTCTTCCAGAAATGTACCAACACTTTTAATCTTAGTCAATTTATTTATGATCATAACCTTAGCATCCATCAGGTTTTTAAAGCCATCAAGAGCTGAGTTCATGGAAGATCTGTTAGTATTTATGTATCTGACAGCTTCATTACGACGTTTCATCCACTCAACACGTGACTTGGCAGTCTTCTTCTTACCAATCTCAGCATTGAACTTAGAATCTATGAAGCAACAGAATTGTTTTGACATTATATTAGCAGGTGGTACCCTACCTTCCCTCACTACTTGGTTAAAGTATACCTTAAACAATGCAGGTAGAGTAAATGGTCCTTTACCTACACCCTGTATACCTTTAACAAATGCTGATCCTGATCTAAGATTTCTCTCAGCAGCAAGTATATTCCTATTTACATTTGCTTTCTCAACCATTGATAGGTTAGCAGCACCACCCACATTAGTAAACTCTGAGGAGAATACTGCAACGTCTGGTTTACCTTGTAACTTACTTACATCAGCACCAAACCCTGCTTGAAGGTCTTGCATAGTCCTTCCAGTATACTCTGTATGAAATACTATACCCAACTTACTCTTACCTACCTTCTCACCTAACTCACTATTAACATCAATAGTATATGTAATAGTATTAGGTCTGAAACTATAGGTGCGTTTACCCTCTAGCATTATGACTGAAGGTGTTGTCTGATATAACAGGTCACCTTGTAACACACCTTGTATAGGTAGAGTGGATAGTCTTTGTAGACAATTTTTAAGGATACCCCCAACAGTCTGACCTGGATAGAATCTATCGGCATCTGCTTCTGTGTATACTATCTTTGGATCAGTCTTATTAAAGACTGACTTTGTGCCAACAAAGAACCTCTGTGACTGTGGATCTCTGCCACATATAATAGCAGGAGCACCGTCCCATTTGGTAGTGACCTTCATCTGAGACTGTCCATCTCCTTCAGTCAGCATATCTCTAAGTGACTTCAGGAAGTTAATAGAATTTGTTACACCAGCAGTACCACTGTTGAATATATCATCTTCTAGGTGCTCTAAGTGTGTGTTCTTTGCCATGTCTTTATTATAGCAGGTTTTAGTCTACCATCTAGGTTGAGTGGTCAGTTTAGCAGCTGTCTTTTTATACAGGGACTTGAATCCATTCTGTGCCATTGATATAAAGACCTGAAACTGTGGCTCAGCAGTCAGTGCACCCTTATATCTTACCTCTAGGTTAACCAGAGTATGTTCAATACCAGGTTTACCTATCCTCATGTCATAGAATAATTTAGCTGCCGTAGCATCCTTTTCAAATGCTTGCTTCTTAGGTTTCCCATTCTTATCAAAACCTGGTACCAGTCTGAAGGTAGTGTTATCCTCATCACCAAACAAGATTCTAAAGACCTCAGTGGTAGTCTTGTGCCAGATCTCAGTCATCTCTTGCACCTTAATATCACCATTCTTCCAGTCACCAACACCAGTTATCAGTGTGAAATGAAACACAGCATCCTTAAGATAGGTACCCATCTTAAACTTAAACACAGTATCTAAGAAGTCCTCAAAGAAATCTCTATTACCATCAAAGTTTTTAATGAATACATCATTCATTTTCTTGAAGTATACATTAGGGTTGGTCTTATACTCACCCTGACCAGTCAGCATGTCTCCCTTATCTTTATCAACGAAGGATGCATCAGCTGCTTTAAGAACTTCTTTGATATTCATCGTGGTGATCTTCTTTTTCTTATACTCACCTTGAGGATACTTTAACTTCAGTGCTCCTACGAAGAATTTCTTCTTACAAGCCTCAACCTGCATAGCATCTGCTGGTTTTATCCTCTTCTCAATGAAACCCTTTGCACCATACATGGGTTTGTTTAGTAGAGTTGGTTCGTCTGCCTGTCCAGATGGATTCCACTTCGCTTTCTTTAATGATATACCCCAGTAGTGCATCGCTGTGGTTTCAAACTTAATAACAATATCAGATGAGTTATAGTGTTTGATATCATCCTTTCCTATATCATACTTTCTAATCTCTTGTGCCCATTGCTTACCAGTCTGCCAGATAGTATGTATAGTTGCACCATTTAACTTATCTATTATGGTATTAGATACTGATATAGCTTTAGCTAGGTTAACTATGTCTGGGTTGATTCTCTCCTTCTCTAAGTAGAAACCAGGTAGTCCTGATCCACCTACTATGTCACCTGCTACATTATATAACCCATCAACTATCTCCTTTATCTTCTCTAGTTTCTTGTCAGGAGCCAGAGCATTGATAGCATTAGGATTAATCTTTTGCTTCTTTAATATAAGACATGCGGTCATCAACTCATGAGGATCAGGTAACTTACCACCTGATGTTAATCCCTTAGCAGAGAATACTATTCTAAGATCAAATCCCTTCTTAACTGCTGCCTCTACAACATAAGACTGAGCACTACTAGCAGCATGTTTCTTTATAGAAGTAGTCCAACATGCCTGTAGCTCTTCATCATAGAAGGGCATTATATTTTCTTTCAGGTCATCCAGATGACTGTCAACATGTGCAGCAACCTTTTGGACTAACCAATCTCTTTCATTCTTATTCTTGATCTTTGGAAAGAGTATAACTTCCTTCTTACCCTTAACAGCAATATCATTTGATGTGTTAGCACCTACATTACTAGTATCAAAGGGGTTGATCTCCTTACCAGCACCAACAACAGAGATACCAGAGTACATGTTAGACAACTCTAGGTTATCCTTGAATATCTTATCAATATTATTTGCTATCGTTTGATTGAGGTCCATTAAAAAGAGGGTATCTCTACCCTCTATTTATTCCTTTGTGTTGGTGTGGGAGGTTGGGTTCCTGTGTACCAACAAGAGACGGGCATTACTACAGTAGTAAAAACATCTCTGCCTGAGACCCCTTGGTAAGGGTTCTGGTATTAACCAGCGAGCACCACCTCTGCCTCATCACCTTAACCAGCTATATGCCAGTAAGTTTATTCAGTCACTCCCTTGTTGAGCTCTCAACAAATGTAATATACTACCATCGTCAAGAGTTGTCAACCACCTCTCCAATAATGTAACAATCCTCAACAATCATTTTCATAGCCTCAGCAGGGTATGGAGTTACAAAGCAGTATCCTATACCACAATTGAATACTCTTCTCAACTCTTCCTCAGTTATGTCCTCAGTTAGAGGGTTGGTTGCTGCACCTCTTTGTATGACATTGAATATCTCAGGTCTCTCCCATGATGTCCAGTCGATCTGAGCATGAAGACTCCTTGGTATAATTCTATTAATATTCTCCTGCAATCCACCACCTGTGATGTGTGCCATACCTGAGACATATACATCTTCCATTACTCTTGATACAGATGCAGTATAGATTGTAGTAGGAGTAAGTATCTCTGGGTGCTCTTTATAAACTAACTCATGTCTCCATAACATATCATTGATAAGACTAAACCCATTGCTATGCAGTCCACTACTTGCTACACCAACAATCTTATCACCCTTCATTATACCACTACCATCGACAACATTATATTTGTCTACTATACCTGTGCAGAATCCTGCTAGGTCATACTCTGACTGTCTGAAATGCTCTGCTGTCTCTCCACCTAACAACTGGACACCTGCTATCTCACATCCCTTAAGGATACCAACCATGATGTCAGCAACGTTGTCATCTATCTTCTTGGTAGAGATATAATCTAGGAAGTATAATGGTGTAGCACCAGAGGTGATCACATCATTAACACACATGGCAACTAGATCTATACCAATAGTAGTATAGTCACCAGCAACCCTTGCTACATTTAATTTAGTACCTACTCCATCAGCACCTGCTACTAGTATTGGTTCTTCATAGTCAAATGTATCCAGTGGAAACATACCAGAAAATCCACCAAGACCAGGAGCCTTAATGGATTTTGCAAACTCATTTCCTTTATCAATGTCTACGGGGTATCTCATATGTCACACGGGGAATCATCAGCAGTGTCTTCAAATGTTGTCAGTGTTTTATACTTCTTATACAACTCACCCATCTTAGGTTCTGTAGACCGTGACTTCCACATCTGTCTGAGGATGAGTTTGAAATCATCCATTGGTACTACAACAGATAAAGATCCATTAGTATATGCTTCTGCCATTAAATGTCTCCTGGTGCTCTATTCTCAGAGTAACCTACTTCAAACATCTGATTAGGATAACGTGCTGCTAACTTAAGAGTGTTAGTATAGATCACTTCATCTAAACGTACACCTAATGCTAGTGATGCTTGTGCTGCATACCATATGATGTCACCCAACTCCTTAGTAAGGTGCTCCTTCTGTGCTTCGTTGTATGGTTTACCTTGGAATTTTAACTTCTTAACTATCTCCATAAACTCACCTGCCTCTGAGCATAACCCTGATGCAGCAGTATCTAACCTAGCAATGTCACAACCAGCACCTTTCAACTCACCATACCTTGCTAGGAGTGCATTGAAGTCCTTACTAGGTGGACTAGTAACTCTATCCACAAAATCTGTGTAGTTATCAAGATCAATCTCAAACTTTTGAGGTTTCTTTTCCTTCTTCTTCTTATCTTTAATCTTTTCATCTAGGATCTTCTTACTCTTGTGGGCAGTACCCATGTTTTTAGACTGCTCTTCTGGTGTCTTAGCAGTCTTGTCATAGACCTCTTGACCTTTGTCTTGGGCATCATCTACCTTGTCTCTAGCAGCATTAGATACCTGTTCAGCAGCCTTATCCTGCTCATAGTTTTCACCTGGTGAGTTAGTAAATTTATCAGTCATTAGATTTTGAATCCTTCAAAGGTTTTCTTAGTGTCAGTAGCAGGTTCAATATCACCTGCATCGATGATTCCATCTTGTGCTCCTTGGTCACAATCATACAGCCTCATCTTCGCTCTGTCAATACCCACTACAAATCTCTTATACATTGTAGGGTCATTGTATCTATTCTTCAACTGCTTGATCATTATCTGACCTAGCTCCTCCATTTCCTCATTTGAAATAAGAGCGAGCATAAGGTCAGCAGTAGCAGGTAATCCAAAAGACTCAGAGGTATCTGTGAGATCAGGATCGCTGCTACCAAACCCAGCACGAGTAGTTTGAGTGGCAGATACAATCGGGAGATTGAATTCGACAGCGAGTCCTCGTAACTCTTCTGCAATCGCTTTGACATAAGTATAAGAATTTACAATGGTTCCTTTGTACCTAGCAGAGGCACAAATGTTTAGGTAGTCCACGAATATAATATCAGGACTGAATCCTTTCTTCATAGACAACTCATTTAAGAGTGCCTTAAAGTGACCCACATGTGCTGACGCTGTGGGATACTCTTTGATGATCAGTTTACCTTGTGTCTTCTTGGTTAACTGAAGCAACTTGGAGGAGTACTTTTCTTTGCTGAGGAGGGGGTCGCTGAGTTGTTGGATTGGGATGTCCAAGAGGTTGGCATCAATTCGTTCAGCAATTTTCTCCTCTGCCATTTCCATTGTAATATATAATACGTTCCGTCCTTGGAGCAAGACGGAGCTAGCGCAATGGCACATGAATAGAGACTTCCCGACACCTGTACCAGCGAGTGCGATATTAAGAGTTTTATTAGGGAGGCCACCTTTGGTAATCTTGTTAAGATACTCGATATCAAACGGTATCTTCTCTTCCTTCTTGTGATAGAAGTCATATCTGTCATCAGAATCTAGTATGTAATCGTGTCCAACATGATCATCAAAACACACGCCAATAGCTTCCGACATGATAGACGGAATAGCATCTTTCGTACGTGTTTTGTCTTGTCCGTCAGCAATCTTGACAGACTCCATCAGAGCAAGATAAATTGCTCTTTCTTTGCACCACTTCTCAGTGGTCTCGATTAACCAGTCCTCGTTATACGCATCCCTATCTAAATTATTAAGAAACTGCTCAACCTCCTTGTATATTTCCTCGGAGATGTCCCGACGTTTCTCTACTTCTATCTTTAGGGCATTGGGTTCGGGTGTGGTTTCAAACTTATTAACATACTCAGACAAGGTACTAAACAGTATCTTGTGAGAGGACGTATCAAAGTAATCATCCTTTATAAATGGTAAGACCTTCTTAGTATACGTGTCATTAAGAATGAGTTTACTAAGGGTGATCTCTTCAATCTTTAAGGTCATGTATAGTGTAGATAGGTGGAGACTGCATACTTGTCCTGCTCTTTCGGAGCACAGTAGGTATGTGGGTATGTCCACGTAGAAGGGAACATCAACACTCTACCACACTTCGCAGGTATTTCAACGTCAATATCGTTAAAATATGTTGCACCACCTTCATCAACAGTATTCAAGTAGATGACATAGGTAAGGAACCTCCTTGCAGAGTTGTGATCACCCACATCAATGTGACGATCAAACCTATCCGCTGTCTTGTGTTGATACTTATTGATCTTGACTTGCTCAAGTGCATTCTGTCTGGGCCAATACCTCTCACAATCAATGTCCTTGATGTATCTCTCACCACATTCTTTGATTGTTAATATGATCGCCTGGTTAACAGGATCCCACTTGGTATTCTTCTTGACTTCACACTGCTCAGTTAAGTTAACAGATGAGAAACCACACATCTCAGCATCAAATCTGGTGATGTCTGCTGGATCCTCATTGAAGAACTCAATAGCATTCTTGCATACATTTTCGTCAAGTACGTCATCATAGGTGACGATGTAGTCCTTAAGATCCATATGAAAATTCCTTTTGTGCACACTCATCTAGTGCTTGTAGTATTTCGGGGGTGATATATTTTTCGGGGTCTTTATATACAACCGATGGATATACAGAATCATTTCCAATGACAATTCTATTACCCTTTCGCTCGAAGACTCCATACTTCTCTCCCAATTCTAACAGACCATAGTAACGATCCAACCCACGTTGGTCATAATATAATCGAATCAACACTTGAGAATTCTCTTTCGCTAACCTTGACTTAGCAAGTTTAGCTCTAATAATATTACCAACTACCTCCTTACCATCCTTCTCCTTAGACTTGCTAAGGTAGATAATATTAGAAGCAGCATACTTAAGACCTGATCCTCCTCCCATCTCTTTAGTGGGCATATATGCACCCACCACATCATATGTATGGTTGGTAACTATTAGCGGAACATTTGCTTTACCAAGTTTCAAAGTCAACACACGGAAGATAGCTTTAACTACCTGAGCACGTGTCATATCCCTTGTTTCTTTACCTGCTTCACTGTCTTCCATCTCCTTAGAAGTGGATAACATACCTAGTGAATCAAGTACCATCATCATAGGTGGTTGATTCTTCTCGGACATATACTTATCAAGCACCTTGATTGCTTGTGTCCTAAACTCTTGGACAGTATTAACTGGCACTAAGATCATACGACTGGAGTCAATACCTCTGGTCTCAATCAAGTCTTTACTTATGGCACTCTCAGACTCAAAATAAATAACCCCGCCATCAGGATTAGATTCGAGGAAGTGACGTACAATACCAAGACAGAAAAACGTTTTACCTGTACTTGATTCACCTGCAATAGCAGTGATTTTGTTTCCTGGAACCCCTTTGTGGATGGATCCACTGACAAGTCCGTTAAAGATGTACGAACCCGTGTCGATATAACCACTTGTGTCACCAGCAGCGACACCATCACTAACGACAGCAGCGTATTCATTGTCTATTTCCTTTACTATATCCTTTAAAAAACTCACGACCAAAGTGCCTCCAATGTATTCTGTTTCTCTGCTTTCCATCCTATCGTGTCCAAGATGGCTTTGAGTGGTGCTAGGAAACTCTTCTCAAATTGTAGGTCATAGTCGATGGATTCGTCAAGCCCAAATTCTTTAGGAAGAGTCTGAAAAAATGAGATTATATTCTCATTAATCTTGTTAGGTGTCCGAAGATGTATGTATTTGATCTTCTCACCCTCTTGTATGATGGGATACTTATGATGTAACTTCCTCTTCTTAATGTAGAAGTTATATAATAGAGCACCTCTGACATGCATGGGACATCCCTTACCATATATGGTAGCAGTGGATGTATTCTTCTGTATATTATTACAACCACGAGGGAATGCTACTTCCTCTGGTGGCATCTTCTCAAACTTCTCACGGAAGTCCTTGATATATTTCTGAGTATTCTCTTCACTACCAGTCATTATAACATTAAGTGCTTCCTTAATGGCAGTACGACATGGCATGGGTGTAGAAGACTTGACTGCTTCTATACCCATCATCTTTAGTTTAGGTTTCTCATACTGGACACCCTCACTATTCCATACGTTTAAAATATATCTCTTCTTCGCTGTCCATATACCTTTGTTGGCAATGTTTTCTCTCTTCATCACCATCTTCTGCTCATAAGCATTTACATAGGCTGCCATTTCTTCATAAGCACTCGCAATATAGCGATCAAGTTCCACATCACACACCTTTTTAAGGAAACTAAGTGTACTCTGATCGTCCTTCTCTCCACTGGGGAATACAGCTTGTACCAGAGGACCAAGATTAAGGTAAATGGAATCAGTATCACTAGCAATGACATAATCAGTCTCCTCTGTTTTAAGAACTTTGTTTAAATAATTGTTTACTTTGTTTTCGATCCATCTGATTGCGACTTGTCCACTGAGGGTAATTGCTTCAGCGTTCGCAAGATTGTAATACCTGAAGTATTGGTTACCGATTGCACCATAGGCAGAGTTAAGTTGGATCTTTCTTGCCATTTGGACATTATTAAATTTAGCAATGTCTCGTCTGAGTTGGTCGGTTGGTCTTTTTTCATACTCTTGCTTTGCTTTGAGCATTTTCTTTTTATATATTGTCCTCTCATCATAGATGCGTTGCATCATCTGTGGTAGGAATCCGTGGATATCTCTGCGGTATTGTGCTCCATTGGCACACACTGCAAAATCTCCATTGATTCGAACCTTTCTGTTGAGCAGTCCATCAACACTGGCGGTTGGATGTCTTCTTTCAACGAGGGTTTCTGGGGAGATGTTGTACTGCATGATGAGATGAGGGTAGAGACTGTTAAGGTCAAAACTGACCACCCAATCATAGATGCCAGGGACGGGCTCCTTGACATATGCTCCTGCGTATTTGTCATCTTTCTTTGTTTTACTTTTAGGTGGTACTACCACATTAATTTTACTTAGGTCATTGTATATCAGTGTGTCCCAGACTCTCACCTGCGAATACACATCTGTGAAATTAACCTTAGCATCATATGCCATAGCAACACACAACTCAACGAGTTTCATCTTGTCTTCCAGACGGTCAACAAGATCAACGTCATGTATGTTGTATTCTACGAAGCGATCCCAATCATTAGTATAGAAATCTTTAAAGTTTTCATACTGAGAGTGATCTAACTTAGCATCATCCAACTCTACCATAGCTATATGATCTAGTCTATAGGACTCTTGGTTGGTGTAAGTAAACTTCTTATAGAGATCAAGATAGTCAAGTATATTTACTCCTGTAATTTCATAAGCAATATTCTTACGACCTTGAATGATAATCTCTCTGTCATATACCCTCTTCCAAGGTGACAGAGACTTCTTCCACTTCTCTCCTAGTATCCTCTCTACTCTACGACAAATATAAGGTATGTCATAGAGGTTACAGTTCCACCCTGTAATAATGTCAGGTGTATTCTGCACCCACCATCCTACAAAGTCCTCAAGCATCTCTGCTTCAGTCCAGAAGACACGATACTCATGCTTAGATTGATACTCACGTGTACCCCACGTGACAATCTTTTTAGTATTGAAGTCCTTAATAGTAATGCATAGCATCTCCTCAGCAGATGCCTCTACATCAGGGAAACCATTCTCACATGCTACCTCAATGTCAATCGTATAGATCTTCATCTTGGACATGTCATAGTCTATGTCAGAAGGAAACTTCTGAGCAACATGTTGATAGAGGAATCTCTCATACCCATGCACCTCTAAACCAGCAGCATTTTCATACTGTCTAAGGAAGTCACGTGCCTCTCTAGCACCATCAAACTGCTTTGGGTATGCCTTCCTACCATCCAAGGTTTTATACTTGGAAGGTTTGCTCTGAGCATCAGGTACCAGATACATTACTGGCTTTGACTTCTCTCTATACTGCACAGGTTCTCCATTCTCATACCCACGGTAGAGAATATCATCACCTAATAAACAAAGATTTGTATAGAAACTACTCACTGGTTGCTTCGTCGTACAATTTGGTTACCGTCAAGGATGGATCCATCATAGTCATAACATCATCTCCTGTCAAGAAGATGTCACGTTGGCTGCTATGTAAAGGATACTCCTCAAGGACACCCTCTGGTGTCACATAGTAACAATTCTCAATAAGAAGACTTGGTTCTTCATCTAACTCAGTTATCTTACCCAGCAAATAAGTTGTCGGGTGGTGTTTGAGTATAATCAATTTTAGCATCGTCTTTAGTTAATGATTTGTATTTCTCTATTGCCTGTTGCCATCCCTCTACGACATTGGAATGTGGATCAGAGATTGATACCACTGAATATAGGGTAACAATGTTTCGGCCTGTCCCTAATGGTGACCAAGGAAAAAATTCTAATTGAATCTCACCTAATGACTCCATCTCTGTCTTCTCTTCAAACATATCCTCAGTTGATCTAAGGATCGTTACAACCATTGCGTCAACAAACTCGTATGCAATAGCAGACTTACCTGACTCAGGACGGATCTCCTTTACGTCAGCTACTACGTCCTCTCCGTTTTGCATTCTTACGACCTTTACGCTCATAGTCTTTCTCCATTAGATTATCAAAGGTAAACTTCACCATATCAACGAATGCACGTCGAGCAGTGATATTCTTTTCTTCAGCGAGGATGTGTACCATCTGGTTGAACTCATCAGTATACTCTGGTGGGATGTCAACTGTCAAGGTGTCCTTCTTCTCGCTCATAGCTGGACACAGGTTTACATACATGTTCATGTTAATCTCCAAACAAAAAGAGACCCTTGGGGTCTCTTCGGTTGTGTATTATATATGTCACCAGTCATCATCACCATTTGTTTTTGACTCTACCCACTCAGCATTGTTTCGACAGTATCCGTGGACATCTATCTGTTGATGTAAGTGGGCAGATGTGTGTAGACCTTCTATTAGAGCGATCATTCCCAGTAGCATTATTGGCATCAGGAATAAGGGGTGCCCTAGTGCGTCTTCAGTCTTCATAGATCCTAGACATCTCTAATATCTAGGTGAGATAATCCTTCCTTGCGTGGTGCTCAGGTACTACCTTGCCTAACTTGACAACGAGGAGTCCGTCCTCAAAGGTAACGTCTGTGACGTGCGTGTCTTCTGCGATTGTCCACGACCTCTTGAAACTTCTTTGAGCCAGTCCTCTGTGTATAAACGTCGTGGTGTCCTCGTCGGGGGTAGATTTCTCTCCTTCGACTTGAAGTTTTCCATACTCGGTGTAGACATTAACCTCTTCCTTTTTAAATCCTGCTAGTGCGACCTCTAACCTAGACTCGTGATTGTTTATGTGAACAATATTAAAGGGTGGGTAATTACTTGCTTCTATATGATTGAAGCTCTCGAAGTAATCATCCAGCCCTAGCGAGTTGGTAAAAATCTTATCCATCAGCTGTGGTAAATCAGCTGCACGGTATCTCTGTATCTTAGACATAATAGCTCCTCCATTGAGCGAGTTTGTATTGTATGGTCCCCGAAGGCAACCACATCTATTTATAGCACACATGTGGAAAACTACATGTAGTGGTATCCGTCACTAGTACATTCGTTACATGTCTTAATTGCTAAATAGAAGTACTTCTACTTAGGATAAATGAAAAAAGCGATACTGCTTTTTGGAATGATTTTGATGAGTGGCACAGCAGCACGTGCCGATCTGACTCATAGACTTAGTAGCTCGACACAGCTTTCGGTAGATGCGGGTTATACTTCAGTTTCTAGAGCAGCAAATACATATAGCACTAGTGGATCTGGTGTCTCTACAACTATTACACCGTCAGGTGGTAGTGCAGCTAGTGATCTAGGTGGCATTCAATCTGTGGCAACTTCTGGTGCAGCAACTTTTGCTCTACCTGATGCAGCACAGACAACTCAAGGAAATGCATACTCCTTTACACAATCAGTGTCGTTAGGTGACAGTATAGTCACTACTGCTGCTGATGT